AGAGTGGAGCGCATTAAGCACCATATTTACTAAAAAGGAGTTAAGAAAAATTTGCAAAGATTTTGAAATGTTTGGCGAGGCAAGTGTTGAAGTGAAATACGTAAACAATGTAGTTAAAAAAGTTTACCATATCGCAAAGGAAAGAGTAGCACCCGAAGTAGCGAATGAAGATGGCGATATAACGGGATATTGGTACTCTTATGACTTTGCTAAAACACAAAAATACAAGCCCGAACGTTATGATGCTTTTAATTTTGGAAGTGGCAGCGGAGAGCGTTCAGAAATTTACATTATCAAAGATTACCAAGTAGGACAATTCTATTATTCTAACCCTAGTTACGTGAGTGGGTTATCTTGGGCAAAGTTTGAAGAGGAGTTTCAAAATTACTGTATTAAGCACATTCAAAACGGATTGTCTTTTGGGTATATTATTAATATGAACGCTGGAGTTCAAGCGAGTGAGATTGAAATAATGGAAACCACTCGCAAGATTCGTGAGAATTTAAGCGGTTCAAATAAAGCGGGTAATTTCTTTTTAAATTGGAACGACAACAAAGATAGTGAGATTACAATAACCGCTTTAGAAGTTAGCGAAGCACATAAGCAATATGAGTATCTAACTGCGGAAGCTAGACAACAACTTTGCACCGCTCACAAACTTACTTCACCGATGTTGGTTGGTATAAAAGAGGCAAGCGGATTCAGTTCAAACGCTGAAGAGATAAAGGTCGGATTTGCTGAATTAATGATTAACGTAATTACGCCAAAGCAAGAAATCATTTTAGATGGTTTAATGGAAATACTATCGGAAAACGGTATTAGTTTAGATTTGCAGTTTGAGGATTTAAGAAGTGAGGAAGTAGTAGGCAATGTGTTAGACCAAACAGACAAAGCGGGGTCAGATGCTGCGGTTTCTTACAATGGTGCGCAAATAGCAAGTGCGATTGATATTTTTGCAAAGGTAAAAGAGGGTATTTTAACAACGGAGCAAGCAATTGTTTTCTTAGTTCAATTCTTAAACATTCCCGCAAGTGTGGCGCAAGCTTTATTTACGCAACAAAGCGCAGCAGTTACACAATTATCATCTCACGACTTTTCAGACTTAGGAGAGGAAATAGATTTAAACGAGTGGGAGTTAGTTAGTGCTGATCCCGTAGACTACGACAAAGAAGAAGAACGAGATGCGGAGTTGGAAAGGTTAAACGCAACAACGGTTAAGTTAATGAATGTTGCAATGGAGGCGGTAAGTACTGGAACTGCACGAACTAAAAGCGTTTCAGAGCAAGACACAAAGCTTTACATTACACGTTACAGATATAGCGGAAATCCAAACCCCGAGCGTGAGTTTTGCAAAGCAATGATGAAAGCTAAAAAACTTTACAGAAAAGAGGACATCGAGTTAATGAGCCAAAGAAATGTTAATCCGGGCTTTGGAATGAAGCCGAACCCTAACAAACCTTACGATATATTTTTGTGGAAAGGTGGCGGATTAATGAGCGAGGCTTTTCCTTTTGGAACGTGCAAACATTATTGGACACGTGAGATGTACAGAAAAATAGGAACGGGTAAAAATACCGCAGCGCAACCATCGACTCCGGCAGATGTAAGAAAAGCGGGAGAGATAGCACCAACAAACCCACAAAAAGTCTATATCGCTCCTCACGATATGTAACCTACAAATACAACTATTATGAATATTTGGTTAAAAGAAAACGAACTTACAAAGAACACCTTATTAGGTGGGAATATCGATATTGATTTATACATCCCTTGTATTGCCGACGCACAACGCACACGACTTGAGGAAATACTAGGGGAAACGCTATTTAACAAAATAGATGTAGACTTTGGAAACGACGATTTAAGCGGTTTATATTTAACTTTGTTTGACAATTACATAAAACCTTTTTTGATTCATCAAAGCGCAGTAGAATATCTTTTAGTGGGTGCTTACAAGATAACAAACAATGGCATTTATAAAACCCAACCCGAAAATACTGCGGCAGTTGACAAAACCGAAGTCGATTATTTGGTAAATAACCAAAGACATAAAGCTGAAATGTATCAAGGGCGTTTAGAACGTTGGTTAATGCTAAATCAATTACCTGAATATTTAAGCGCAGATAGTCAAATAGTTCCTCCAGTTTACAATAAAAGTAGTATCTTGAACCGATGGTATTTTTTAGACGAAAATAATAATTATTGATATGCGAAAAACGGACAAAAGAACGGAGGAAAACATTAAAAAACTAGAAAAGTATTTATCAAATGAAAACAGTAAATTTCACGCACAAACGAGGGGACACATTTTATCAAACACTATTCAACGTAAAGGTAAATGATGTTGATCTCGATTTAACTGGTGCAGTTATTTTGATGCAGTTAAGAAAAGAACCGGGAGGCGTTATTGCTTTCACTCCCGATTTAACTATTACAGATGCAGTAGGTGGCGATTTTCAAATTGACGAGCAAATTATAAATATTCCCGCTTGTACTTATCAATATGATATTCAGATTACTTTATCGGATGATACGGTAGTTACGTGGATAAGTGGATTGTTTATTATTAACGATGATATTTCAAGATAATGGCAGTAGACATAGTAATACAAGAAACGATTGATTTGGTAGATATTACGGTTAACCCTAATATTATTGAGGTTAATGTAACTAGAACAAGCGGTGGCGGCGGCGGAGTTCAATCCGTTACGGGTACAACCGTAGACAATACAGACCCGTTAAACCCAGTTGTAGGTGTGCCAAACCTCACGCAAGTGTTAACAGTTGGGGATAAAGAATTTCAACAAATAGATGGCGACAGAGATTTTGAACTTGCAGACCGTTTAAAATATTCTCAAATTTTGGCAGGAACGACAATGACACTTGATGATGATTTAGATTTGTTTCCGCCTAATAGTTTAATTCAATTCTTTGTAAACGATAATTCTGATATAAATGCAACCGCCACTTTAAACTTTGGTGCGGGTACATCTTGCTATTATTTAATTGAAAATATTACTACGTTAACTTTAAACGTTGGGGATTTTTGCGAATTGAAAAAAGCTAGTGCGGGGTCTGTTTGGGTTTTAAACGTTTGGAATAAGTCAACGGGTGGCGGTGGCGCAGTAGATTCAGTAAACGGACAAACGGGAGTTGTTGTTTTAGACGCTGCCGATGTGGGTGCGCCAAGTGGAAGCGGTACAAGTACGGGAACAAATACGGGCGACCAAGATTTGAGTGGATTAGTTGCTAAATCAGCATACACACCCGCACACTCTATTTTAGTTCAGCAATCGGGTACGGGTTCGCCAACTTCTTTGCAGATTTCAAACAATACGTTAGTTGGTCGTTTAAGTGGTGGCGGTTCAAATATTAACGATTTATCGGTTAGTGATGTAAAAGGATTGTTAGATTTCACAACTCCGACCGATGTTCAAACAATAGCAAATGCGAAAGTAACAGATGCAATAGTCGATGGTGTTACAACGGTTGCGCCTAGTCAAAATGCGGTGTTTGATGCGTTACAATTTACACGTAAATTAATAACTAACGGCACGGGTTCTGTAACAGGTACAACTTCGGAAACAATACTTACAAGCCTAACAATTCCCGCAAATACTTTAGATTCAAAATGTTTTATTTGGAGTACTATGGATTATTTCAAAACCAATAGCGGTTCGTGTACTTTAAGATTGTATGTTAATAGTGCAAATAGCTTATCGGGTGCTACTTTAATTGGTTTTTTAACATTGGGAAGTAACCGAAATGCGTCTTTTAACAGAAAACTTTATTTAAACGGGACAACTTTAGATTTTCTCGTAAGTAGTACATCAAATTCGCAAATAAACAACGAATTTATCGAAGCTTTGTTCGGAGCATCCACAACTTTAACAGTAGACCCAACAGCTAATATATTCTTAATTTATACAACACAAAACGATGTAGTAGGTACTGTTGCAACTAGCAAACAAGCAACCGTTCAAAAAATGAAATTAAATTAAATGAAAACAATAATTAACATAAACACGGGTAAAGTTTTGTATGCAACATCAATTGATATTGATTTGCAAGAAAACGAAATAGCAATTGATAATTTATTGCAAGATAAATTTGTAGTAGCTTATTGGGATTTTGAAAATAGTGTTTTTTATGAAAATGCAACTGAGCAAGAAATAGCTGAATTAACGCCACCAACTTTGACAGCGAACGAGATAATCATTGACCTAGTTACAAAGCAAGTTGAAACAATGACAGAGGAAGAAAAAAGCGAACTTTTAACAATCTTAAACGTATAAATATGAAACTACTAAAATCAATTTTACAAGACTTAAAAAGTTTTGACAGAATTATAGTTAACCGTTGGCACTTACACGCTCCGATTGCCTTTGTAATTGGGTGTGCATTATATTGCACAATTGGCGACACAATTAGCGACACATACATTGCAACAGAAATAGCTTTTAAAATATTTGTACCTAGTCTTATCGGTTACGTTGGTTTGTGGAGTTTTGAAGCTTTACAAGCGCACGACAGAATAATTGGAGAGTTAGAACGTTTTGAAAGCGCAAAAGATTTATGGGTAGGGGAATTTTTCCTAGTTATGGGGGTAGTAGTTAGTTTTATTTTTAATTTTTAATTTTAAGGAATGAATTTTTTAATCGAGTATTGGCAAGCAATATTG